AAAAATAAATAGAGAAAGAGAATACTGGACTAATTATTTTAATAACTTGTATGAATAATAAAAATCTTATTAGTATAATATATTGCTCTAGCAATAAAGAAAAACCAGAATTTGAACAAAGAATAAGAGATAATATTTTAAAAGTTACTGATTTGCCAATTATCAGTGTTACACAAAAACCCATAGATTTTGGAAAAAATATTTGTGTTGGGGACGATATCGGTATTTCTGGGTTTAATTTTTTTAGACAATCGTTAATTGCTTGTAAAGAAGCTACTACTAAATTTGTAATATCGGCTGAAGCAGATTGCCTTTATCCACAAGATTATTTTGAATTTATACCTGAAAGAGATGATATATGTTATCGTAATTCTAATTTATATGTAATGGCACAGCATAGAAAGTACTTTTATAAAAAGCCAACTGGGGCAACTCATGCTCAAATAGTTGGCAGACAATTTTATATTGATACATTAGAAAAATGGTTTGAAGGTGAACCTCAGTGGTCTGTAGAACAAATGAATTTTCCAAAAGAAAAAACAAGGCATAAAGTGGAAGATGTATTTTGGAAAGATAAGATAAAATTTTATAAAAGTAAGAATCCTGTAGTGCAAATAAAAACATCGCAAAGTATGAGACATTATACAGTTTCAGAAAGAGAACCTATATATACGTTACCTTATTGGGGCAATGGCGGAGCATTTAGAAAAAAATATTATAATATTGGAATAATTCATTAATTATATGAAAAATCTTTTAGTATATATAAATCAAGAAAAAGAATTCTTTGGCATTGAAGATAATTTAATGGTTGAAACTCAAATTGAAAATAGTTTAGAATTAGGCTGGAAAATTAAAGATATTATGCTTGTTACTAATTTTGATTATGAACATTGTGGTGTAAAATCAATAGTAATAAGTGATAATTGTTATTGTGATTGGTGGAAACAAGTTAGCAAAATGAATGGTATTTTAGAACTTTTTAAAAAAGATATGATTGAAAAAGATGAAATATATTGGTTTCACGATTTAGATGCTTTTGAAAATTCACCAATAAATGTTGATTTAGAAGATAAAGAAGCTGCCTTTACTGATTATGGTTATACTGATAAACGATGGAATACTGGTAGTTTTTTCTTTAAAAAAGAATCTAAAGATATAATACAAAAAATAGTAGACAAATGTTATGAAAAAAAAATTAATGAAGAATATGCTTTAAGAGAACTAATAAATGATAATATAAATAATATTAATTCACGAATTAAAAAAATTAATATTACATATAATTTTCCAGGCAGTAATAATGGTTATAAGAATTTTAAAATGGTTTATGATAGTTGTGATTTGCCTGTACAAGTTTTACATTTTCATCCTTTAAGATGGTCTGGCAGATTTTATAGAATGTTTGATGGAAATAATCATTATAAAATTTTAATGATTTCTAATATATTAAAAAAAATATTAAATAACAAAGGAAGTTATGGCAATATTACTTACAGAGGATAATGTTCCTCAACCAATAAAAGATTTGAGAGAATTAGAAATAAATAATAAAAGACGTGTTTGGAAACCGTTTATGGAAAAATATAATTGTCAAAAAATTGTTGAACTTGGCGTTTTTGAAGGTTTTAATTTTAATTTAATGATACAACATAATCCAGAAGTTGCTATTGGAATTGATATATGGTTAGATGATAGCGTTATAGCCAGAAATGATTCTGGTTATTCACAAGAAAAATTAAATAAAATGTATAATGATGTTATAAATTTAGTTGCTGATAAACCGTTTGTAAAAATATATAGAGAATATACTTTTGATGCAGTTAGCAGATTCCCTGATGAATATTTTGATTTAATTTATATTGACGCAGACCATACATACGAAGGTTGTAAAAAGGATTTAATTGATTGGTATCCAAAAATTAAAAAAGGTGGGTTTTTTACAGGAGACGATTATAGTCATCATAGAGCTAAATATACAGGGATTAAATTTGGAGTTATAGAAGCAGTTAATGAATTTGCTGAAAATCATAATTTAGAAGTTTATGAATTAACAAGATGTGGATGGGCAATTATAAAACCACTTAAATAAATATATGAAAATAATAGATGCTATAAAAAATAAAAAAGGAATGCCATATTATATACCAAATTGTACCAGAGAAGATTTGCCTGATTTTTTTAAAGAAATGGGATTTAAAAAAGGAGTTGAAATAGGTGTTAGCTGGGCTCAAAATATAATTGGTTATTGTAAAGCTGGTTTTGAAATATATGGCGTTGATCCTTGGAAAGATAGCGAAGATAATATTTATAGAAGAATTATTAGTTTGGATAGAAAACATAGGCAAACAATAGATGATGTTTATGCTTATGCAGTTGAAAGAACAGAAAAATATCCTAATTGTAAATTAATTAGAAAATTATCAATGGATGCAATTCATGATTTTCCAGACAGAAGTTTAGATTTTGTTTATATAGATGGTAATCATGGTTTTGGTTATGTAGCTATGGATATATCTAAATGGGCGTCTAAAATTAAAAAAGGCGGTGTTATAGCTGGACATGATTATATAGATACTTTAAAACCACGAAATTATCGACATGTTAGATATGTTATTGATGCATACGCTAAAGCTAATGATTTTCAAAAATTTTATGTGCTTGGCAGAATGAAAGATAAAAATCATGATAGAGCTTTAAGCTATTTATTAATAAAACATTGGTAAAATATATGGAAAAAACAAAAGGTATTATATATTATACAGATTGCAGAGTAGTAGAACCAATTTTTTCAAAAGTTCAACAAATATTAACAGAAGTAAGTAAAGAAAAAGGTATACCAATAACTTGTGTATCATTAAAACCTATAGATTTTGGCGATAGAAGATTTGTTTTTGATGGTTTATCACGTGGTTATGTATCATATATTAAACAAATAAATAAGGCATTAGAATTAGCGGAAGAAGATTATGTATTTTTTTGTGAAAATGATGTTTTATATCATAAATCACATTTTGATTTTACACCTCCCAAAGATAATGTATTTTATTATAATAATAATGTATGGCGTTGGAAATTATGGGATTTTAAATTAATTAGATATGATAATATGCGTCCATTATCGTGTTTATGTGCTAACCGTGAATTTACATTAGAGCATTATAAACGTAGATTACAAGCAGTTTATGATATGGGATTAGATGAATTTAGAAGCCGTGAACCACGTAAAGGTAGAGTTTGGGGTTATGAACCAGGTACTAAAAAAAGAAGGCGAGGAGGTTTTTCAGATGATGTTTGTGAATTATGGCATAGCAAAGGACCAAATATTGATATAAGACATAATCGTACATTTTCATCTATTAAATGTGATTTAAAAGATTTTAAAAATAAACCTGAAAACTGGCGTGAAATAAAGTATAATGAAGTTCCTGATTGGAATTTACGTGAAGTATTTCCAGAAGGTATGGCAAAACATTGCAGCCAAGAAATTGTTGATAAATGCGGATTTTAATAATTAAAAAATGTATATGGCAGAGTTAAAAAAAAGAGTTGCATGGAATAAAGGTTTGAAAGGGTATGGTAAGGGAAGGTATGTTTCTGATGAAACAAAAGAAAAAATTAGAAAAGCTAAAATTGGTAAACAATCACCGAGGAAAGGTGTTAAACTTTCTGATAAAACTAAAAATAAAATTAGAAAAGCCAATAAAGGCAAAAAGTTATCCGAAGAAACTAAAAAGAAAATAAGTGAAGCTGGAAAGGGCAGGAAAGCATGGAATAAAGGTAAAAAATATAAAAGTCCAAAGCAATCAATATCTATAAAAGGGATTAATAATCCTAACTGGAGAGGTGGTGTTTCATTTGAATTATATTCAGAAAACTGGACAGATAATTTAAAAGAAAGCATTAGAGAACGTGATAATTATATTTGTCAAGAATGTGGAATGCATCAAGATGAAGATAATAAGAAATTAGATATACATCATATAGATTATAATAAATATAATTTAAACCCAAGCAATTTAATTACTCTTTGTAGAAGTTGTCATGCGAAGACTAATTTTAATAGAGAGCATTGGTTTAAGTATTTTAATGAAAACGTGTATGAATAAAAATTATGAATTATCAGTAATTATCCCAGCCAGAAATGAGATGTTTCTTGCACAAACAATAAAAAATATTTTAGAAAATATTGAAGCAGATACAGAAATTATAGCAGTACTTGATGGTGAATGGGCTGACCCACCTATTGAAGATAATGATAGAGTTAATATAATTTATGTTCCAGAAGCTATTGGACAACGTGCTGCAACTAATTTAGCCTGTAAATTATCCAGAGCTAAATATATAATGAAAGTAGATGCTCATTGTTCTTTTGACAAAGGATTTGACCGTAAAATGATAGCACGTATGCAAGATAATTGGACTATGGTTCCAATAATGCGTAATCTTTGGGCATTTGATTGGAAATGTTATAAATGTGGCTGGAAAAAATATCAAGGACCAACCCCTACAATATGTCCTGATTGCGGAGAAACTAAAAAGATACACCGCAAAATGATATGGGTTGGCAAAGAACGCCCACAAAGCAAATCATATTGTTTTGATGCAACACCGCATTTTCAATATTTTAATGAATATACTAAAACAGAAAAGTTTAAACAAGATTTAGCGGCTACAAATTTAACTGAAACAATGTCTTTGCAAGGTAGTTGTTTTATGTGTACTCGTGATAAATATTGGGAACTTAATTTATGTGATGAGGAATTTGGCAGTTGGGGTAATCAAGGCATAGAAGTAGCCTGTAAAACATGGTTATCTGGTGGTAAAGTAATGGTAAATCATGATACTTGGTACGCACATATGTTTCGTACACAAGGCGGTGATTTTTCATTTCCTTACAGCCAGTCAGGTAATGAAGTATCAAGGTGTAAGGCTAAAGTTAGAAAAATGTTTTGGAAAAATAAGTATCCTAAACAAATTTATCCTTTATCATGGCTTATAGAAAAATTCTGGCCAGTTAAAGGATGGTCAGAAGAAGATTTAAAAAATATAAAATAAATCGTTCTTTTAAAAGGAGGCAATTATGCTAAAAGGCTATTGTCAAAAGAAGCATAAAAAAATTAAAGAGAGGTGCTAAAATGAACTGCTATAGTTGTAAATATTCCAGAACTGGAAAAGTTTGTTGGTGTAAAAAAAAGTTAAAAATCATTTCTAGCCCTTATATTACTAAATGCGAATATTATAAGGAGGTAGAAAGATGAATAGGCGAAGATGTGATGAATGCGGAGTAAAGTTAGAACTTGTTAAGATATTAGGAAATAAATATTATTTTTGTTGTCCTGCTTGTGGGCTTATAATTGTTTTCACATTAAAAGAATAGGGCAATTATTTTAATTGCCCTTCCAAATTAATTATTAATTTATATATTTTAAAATAAAAGATGGCAATAGCAAGAGAACAATTGATTTCAGAAATTGATGATAATTTAGATTTAGGAAATAAGATAAAGGAAATAAAATATATGGTTGTGGATATTATTTTA